TGGGACAACGGACTATAGTCTGAAGTTGACAGCGGATTCGACAGCAAGGGAAAGTGCTGCATGGGTGAGGTCGATTCCGATAGTCAAAACGGTAGAATCTGGATCGAACACGATCACTGTTCACGTTGCATCGAACACAACACTAAATGATGATGATTTTTGGATAGAAGTTTCGTCCCCAAGTGAAGAATCATCGGCAACGGCGAGGGGAAAGTTCCGAAGTACGCAAGCATTGCCTAATGCTACTCCAGTTGCACTGTCAACGGATTCTTCAAGTTGGACGGGCAGCGGTGTCAGCACCGTTCAAAAAGTGGATGTGGCTATAAATCCAACTATTAGCGGAACTGTTTCCGTTGCGTTCTGTTTAGCAAAGCCTTCAACGACCGTTTACGTCGATCCAAAGATCAGCACAACAGGAAACCAGCGAGTATTCAATGGTGTTCTTGTTGATGGAGAAGCAGCACCATCCGGCGGCGGCGGAGCAACCGTACACCCACTATACGCAAACTAGGAATAATTAAAATGACTGCATTAAGTGGAGCAATCATATTTAATAACGGTGGTTCTGGAAGTGATACTACCGCTTCCGGATGTGGACCAGCAACCACTATCACTCAAACTCTAATGTTTAGTAGCGGGTCGGCAACTACTAATATGTCTAGTACCTCAGGATTAAGTGCCGGAGACATTATTTATGTTCCCTCTAACACTGGACGTAAATTTAATGTAATTGCAAGTGTTGATACAAGCTCTACAGTCACTTGTGATGAAAATTGGGATGACAGTCAAATGGGAGTTAGTGGATATATTGGAGGTAAAAGAAGTACGATAGATAATGCTGATAGTAGATTACTATTTCATGATGACGTTTCAGATGAAGGATGGAATATAGAAATTGAATACACCGGCACTGATTATGCTTTAACTTCTAGACTTGATCTAAGTGGAACTAAAACAATAACCGGCACTGGATCTACTAAACCTTCTATTAGTGTTAGTGCATTTGCGGATACGGCTTTGGAAGTTCAAGCTGGTTATAGTTCATTAACTTTATTGCAAAGTTACTTTTTTAGTAATTTAGATATTAGTGGAAGTGCTGATAGAATTTATGGATCGAGTACAGTTGCAATAAGTCCTTCAACCGGAGGGCTGTATTGGGTGTTTGATAATTGCACCTTCAATAATGGTGTAGGAGATTTACAAGTTGTTGTTGAACCAGGGGTTGGTTCTTGGGGATTTCGTAATTGCTCTTTTACAGGAAGTGTTGCTTCAATTAACGCCGGAGGTAGTGATACTTATTGTTTGGGAAATTATTTTAACGGTGGACAATATTCTGTTATTGGTAGTTCTGCTTCTATTAACTGTCAATCATGTGTATTTGATACTCAAACAGTAAAAGCTGTCCAAGCTAGAAAGAATAACCTTATAAATAATATTTTCTATTCTTCAGCAATAGGAGTAGATAACGGAGATACGTCTGGAAAAAATGCTGCTTCCATAATTTATGGAAATATTTTTCATTCATGTACCACAGCTTTAGATGGATATGATAGTTTAAATATTCAAGGAAACGGATTTTATAACAACACAACTAAATATTCATTAGGTAATTCCAGCGTTAGTTGGACAAGAAGTGACGTAGATTTTTCATCCGATCCACTAATTGATCCAGCTAACAATAATTTTAAATTAGCGTCTGGAGTTACTTCCGAAGTCAATAGTTATTTACCATTAGGAGCAGCTTCTACTAGCGGAGAAGCCCCATCATTAGAATCTTTAACATTAAGATCATTTGATTCTTCTACTAGCTCTGGAAGCGGTGGTTCAATATTTCATCCTTTAGCTCAATAAGTAATAAAAATGGCACAAGAACAAACTGCATATGTTGGAGATAGTGTTATAGTCCTAGTAAATGTGATAGATAGTACTGGATCACATACGGCGGCTACCATTAACACTACAACTACAAGAATAGACGGATTGAGTACAGTTCCAACCGTTAATTCGATTGCTACTGGAATTTATGAAATTGTATTTGCTTCGGTAACTCCTGCACCCGTAGAAGGAGATCGACTTGTAGTAAAAATAAATGGTACAGTTACCGCTACTGGAACTGCATGGACGGAGTACGGTATTCCTGTAAAAATAGTAGCCGATGAAAGAGGTACAAATAATGCTTCTACTTTTGATTCAAGCACCGATCAAGTAATTGTTTCTACTAATAACGATAAAACTGGATATAGTATTAGTGGAACTAAAACAACTCTTGATAGTCTTAATGATATTGCTGCAAGTGCTATTGTAAGCGGAGGTGCAATCACCACCTCAGGAGGTTCGGTAAGTAATGTAACTACCGTGGCAACCACAACTACTAATACGGACATGAGAGGCACAGACGGAGCTAATACGATTGCTCCTGATAACACTTCTATATCTGCAATTAAAACTAAAACTGATCAACTCACTTTTACGGTATCCAATCAAGTAGATGCAAATGCTTTGACAGGGGGAGGTGGAGACGATTCGGCAACTATTTATTCTTATTTTACTGCTTCAAATCGTGAAGATTTATTTAAAGCAGATGTATCCTCTTTGTCTACATCGGCTGAAATAGCTGCACTTAATAATATTAGTTCTTCTCAAGTAGAAAATGCCGTTTGGGATTCTTCATATTCAAGCCATGTTGTAGCTGGTACTTTTGGAAAATTAATGGATCAATTAAGAAAAGCAAATAGATCTATAAATGGAGAAGTTGCCGGAACACCTACTGCATCCGCATTTGATACAAACTTAACCGGATATACAACTGGAGCCTTTGATAGTGAAGTTCTTGTATTTGTTTCAGGATCTTTAGAAGGAGAAGCTAGACCGATTTTAAATTACAATTCAACGAATGGTAGAATCACTTTTGAAGAAGCATTGACTGGAGTTCCTAGTGTTGCTGATGAATTTGTAATTCTTCCTTATCATGTTCATCCTATAAGTGAAATACAATCTGGTCTTTCAACACAATCTAGTGTTGATACGATTGACACTATTGTAGATGCTATTAAAGTTAAAACTGACGAATTGACATTTAGTGTTCCAAATAAAGTAGATTCAAGTGCAACTATCACAGGAGGTGGAGATGCTACGGCTGCTAATCAAACAACAATATTAGGAATCCTTAACGGTGCTTCTGTAGTTGTTTCTTATTCTTCAATCAAAGTAGGAGAGTCTATAGAAGTTAGACAAGGAATGGATTATAGTCAATTTGATGGAACTGAGATTTCATTTACTGGAAGTACAAGCGACCAATGGCCGGATCTAACAAGTGCTACTGTTACTTTCTATGCGGTTCAAGGAGAAACTACAATATCAAAAGAATGTACCGTAACATCGCCTACTGGTACTCAATCATTTAGATTAGAATTAACTGCGGATAATTTATCTTCTGATAATGCTCCATTAGGCAATTATAGATATTACATTATCGCTGTTCTTTCTTCCGGAAGAAAAACTCTTTTAATTGAAGATGGAACCTTTAAAGTAACCCAACCTTACTAAGAGGAATAATCGTGGCAAGAAGAACTACTTCAGAACTTGTTAGAGCCGTAGCTAACTTAGATGACTCAGTTGATGTAGATGTTTATATTGATACTGCATCTAAATTAGTAGATAAAGTTCAAGATTGTGATTCTACATCAGGCGGTAAATTAGATGAGCAACAATTAGAATTAATAGAAAGATGGTTAGCTGCACACTTTACGGTTATATCAAGACCACAAGTATCCAGTAAATCTATCGGAGGTGCTTCAACATCATTTTTAGTTGGAAGTGTTAGTGATGGAATAAAAGCAACTATATTTGGCCAGCAAGCATTAATAATGGACACTTCTGGATGTTTAGATGGATTAACCAATACAAAAGCTAAAGTAGCTTGGTTAGGTACTTCTCCCAGAAAGCAAAGAACCATAACGGATATTTATGATGCCTAATATATTACCTGGATTATTAAAACAACGTGCCGTATATTGGCCTCCTGGGACATATGATAAATATGGAGAAAGAGCATATGGCACACCACAGGAAGTTGTGGTTAGATGGAATCCTACATTTGAAGAAGCAGTAGATGCACAAGGTAAAACTTTCATATCATCTACCACTGTATATGCTAATCAAGATTTAAAGATTAATGGGTATCTTTGGCTATCATCAAAAACAATAAAAGACCCTGAAGGATCGGGATTATTAGAAGCTCCTGCAACACCTCCAACAAATCAATTAATTAGATCTTCGGTTGAAATATCTGATGTTGATTTGCAAGAAACTATCTATGAGGCTAGAATATGATTAAGACAACTGTTCAAGGTATTCCTGGTGCTAAAAGAGCAATGAAAAAATGGAGTAGAGAAAAGCCTTTAAAAGTTAAAAGAGGAATGAATAAAGCAGCTGATTATCTAATGGAAAGAAGTTTAGAAGTTTGTCCTTTAGATACCGGATTTTTAAGAAGTAGTATTTATAAGAAAAACGCTGGAACATTTTTAGCACCTGACGTACAAGTAGGATATTCAGCTCCATATGCAATTTATGTTCATGAAGATCCAGAACCACTTCATCCTATAGGTGATTATAAATTTTTAGAGCAACCTGTTAAAGAGTACAAGCAAACTTTAATCTATTTAGTTTATAAAGAGGTTGAAGAAAAATGAGCGGCAATTTAGATCACATGCCAGCGGAGATTGTAGAACAATTATTAAAAGATCTTGGATTAGGTACTCTTGTCTCTGAAGATGATGATTGGCCTATATTTGTGACTTCTTATCCAGACGGAGATGATGTAGACGATAACTTAATTGCTTGTTACAATACAGCATCTAATTTACAAGGGAGAATTAATTTTACTGGAGAATATGTTGAATATCATGGTATTCAAATAATTGTTAGATCTAGTACTGAAGATATAGGTTGGGCAAAATCAAAAGCTATTTTACAAAAATTAGATACGGATGTTTTGAATCGTTCTGTATCTATTTCTAGTTCAACTTATAATGTTCAAAGTTTACTACGATCTGGAGACGTTATTAGTCTTGGTCCTGAACCAGATAATAAAAGACGTAGACATAGTATTAATTACACGATAGCAGTTACACAAACTACATAGGAGAATGTTATGACTGCACCTACACCTACAACTCGTGGGACTCCCACGGGAACAATGCTTGAAAATGGTTATCAGTCTTTAATTACTTTTGAAGATAATGCGACCATTGGATTGTATGAAAAAACTACTACACCTGCCGGACTTGAAGGTGGGGATAAAATCGACATTACAACAATGCACAATACGGATTATAAAACGTATGCTGCACAAGCATTGAGTGAAATGTCGGATGGACAAATGACTGTAGGATATGATCCTAGTCAATTAACTGCCATTAATACATTAATTAATGAAGCACAAGTTATTACACAGACTTTTAGTGATGGTTCTTCTTGGTGTTACTATGGATACTTAAAATCCTTTACACCTGCTCAATTAGCAAATGGAACACATCCAGAAGCAACTTGTGTAATTGTCACCACAAACCGAGATCCTGATGCTACGGGTGTTGCTGAAGAAGCTCCGGTTTATACCGCTCCTACTCCGTAGAAACTATTTAAATTAATCACTAACCTTCCCAGCCAAAGGAATTTTTATAATGAGTAACCTTCCAACCGTTTTAGACTTTTCAGAAGAAGAAAATCTTTTTATCTCTATTCCCGTAAAAATCCCTGGAGATTCTACGGAGTACACTTTAAAAACTTTTAATGGTGCTGATGCTACTAAATTTCATAATGCACAAGCTAAAACAATTAGATTTGATAGTGCTGGAAATCCCGTAGGATTCAACGATAGAATAGCTGATATTGAACCTTTATTAATTAGTCTCTGTTTGTGGGACGATAAAGGTAGAAAAGTTTCCGTATCAAAAATAGGTAGTTGGCCTTTTCCTATACAAAGAAAACTTTATAAAACTGCACAACAAATTAATCAAATTGCCGAAGAAGAAAGATTAAGTTCTTTGCTTGCTGAAGCATTTAGAAATGAAGATAATCCTCCTCCCTGTTCTTTAGAAGAATTAAGAGAATGGTCAACATCTTTGAGAGAAGATAAATGGAAACCAGTTATTGGATTGTTTTCACTAACCGATGAGGAATTAGTAAAAAACTCTCTGAACGAAACGACGGATGGTTTAGATTAGCTGAAAGACTTGGCATGTCTGTAGAAGAATGTCAAGAAAAAATATCAGTAAGAGAATTTAAGGTTTGGATGTATAGGATGAAAAATGAGTTTGAAAGACCTTCTCAAACTGATTGGTATCTTATGAGAGTTACGGCTGAAATAAATAAATTAGTTAAACTTAAAACGAACGATAGATCGTCTACATATTTAACTGATTTTCAATTAGTCGAAAAGAAACCAACTAAATCTAAAAAACTTACTGATGAAGATAAAAAGTTAATCACCGAACGAGCAAAAGCTATGACAATGGCTAGAATTTTAAAAGGAACTAAAAATGACAACGACCATTGATGCTCTGACGTTTATGTTTTATGCGGACACAAGTCGTGTAGAAGATGCAACTAAAAGAGTAGCAGATAAACTAGATGCCGTAGGTAAAAGAGTTGCAAAGATTGGGGCAGGAATGACCGCTTTCTTTGGAGGTATTGCTACTATGGCAGTTAGATCTGCGGGGTCGTTTGAACAAACTAATATAGCTTTTGAAACGATGCTAGGTTCAGCAGAAGGTGCAAGAGATCTTCTAGCGGATTTGACCGAGTTTGCTGCATTAACTCCTTTTGAAATGCCGGAAATAGAAGCGGCTGCAAGAGGGTTGGTACAATTCGGTGAACGTGGAGACGAACTCATGGAAACATTAAATTTCTTGGGTAACGCATCTTCTGCAACTAGCTCAAACTTTGGAGAACTGGCTTTAATTTTTAACCAAGTTAGAGGAGTTGGAAAATTATTAACACAAGATTTTAGACAACTATCCACCAGAGGGGTTATCTCCTTACAAGATATTGCTGATCATTTTGGAGTAACATTAGATGCTGCTCAAGAGATGATGAGTAAAGGTAATGTTTCTTTTGAAGATCTAAGATCTATCCTTAAAGGATTGTCAGGAGAAGGTGGTCGATTTGAAAACCTAATGGAAAGACAATCTAAATCTTTAATGGGATTGATTTCAACAATTAAAGATGCTATAGGGATTACTGCTAGAGAAATAGGTGAACAATTCTTACCTATGGCAAAATCTATGGCTGAAACGGTGTTAGGAGTAATAGAAACTGTTAGGGGTCTTTCTCCACAAATGAAATCATTCATAGCCTCTATAATAGGATTAGGAGCAGCTATTGGAGGATTCTTAACAGTAGGTGGTACATTCATTATTTTCTTAGGTCAAATTACTACCGTTCTTCCTGTTCTTGCCGCTAAGATGGGATTTGCTACAGTTCAAGCTCTCGCATTAAGAGCAGCTCTTGTAGGTGTTGGAGTTGGTGCGGCTATATTTATAGCTTATAAAGCCTACTCAGCATATATGGAAGATTTTAATAAACAACTAGCAGAAACTGCTAAAAAACATAAAGAGTTGATGGGGGTTAGAGAAGATGCTTTAAAATCAAGAAGGGATGTAAATAAAGAAGATCCGACTACTGGTGCTCAAAAAATGAGTGCCGCAGAAGAAACCGATATATTAAAAGAGGAAAGAATAAAAGCCGAAACAGAATTTGCTATTATGAGAGAGCAAGTTACTGATCTAGAAATGTATATGATTACAGAATCCGCAAAAGTCAATAAATACTTCGGCGGAATGTTTAATCCTCCAGGAAAGAAAATGCTTGCAAAAATGCAAGCTGAATTAGACATGGCTGTAGATAGAATGAAAGCTCAAGAAAAACACGTTAAAGGATTAAATGATAGACTTCAAGAATTAAGTGAGACTGGAGAAGAAGCACCTGGAGCAACTCCTGAAGCATTAGAAAATGCTAATAAATATATTGAATCATTAAAAGAACAAGCGGCTGTTGCGGGGATGACAAAAGAACAAATAGAAATTTATAGAATGGAACAAGGAAAAGTTCCACCTGAGTTAATAAGAGAAGCTGAAGCATTGCAAGCTACTATAAAAGCTCAAGAAGAAGCAATGAACAAGAAACAACAAGCAACAGATTTTTATAAGGAAATGGTAGCTTCTATAAAAGAAGAAACTGCTACTCTTGGGATGTCTAGAGAAGAACTAGAAATATATGAAGCAAAACAAGCTGGATTAAGTGAAGAACAAATTAGAGCAATTCAACTTCTACAGAAATCTAGAAAAGCTAGAGAAGAAGAAAATAAATTATTAGAAGAATCAAAAGACATAATTGATAGTTTAAAAACTAAACAACAAAGATTTAATGAAGAACAGGATAAATTAAACTCTATGCTTGCAAAAGGTATGTTGACTGAAGATCAACATGCACAAGCACTTAAAAATTTAGCTAAAGAATACACAGAATTAATAGATACGGCTTCTGCTTATATTGATGTTTTATCAAGCGTCTCTGAATTTCACACATCTATGGAAGGAGTTACTTTTGGATTCGATCCATCAGAACAAGATGTTGTGGATTCAATGAGAAATCCCGAAGCATTAGTCACTCCAGAATTTGCGAGTGTCGAAAATCTAGCAACAAGTGACGAAGAAAAATTTACTGAAGAACAAATTAATCTACTAGCGGAATTAGTTGAATTATCTTCTAAACAAGTTTTGCTTGCTGAAAGAAACTCATCTACTCAAAAACCTTTAGAATTAGGAAGTTTAGACAATGGAGGATTGGTATAATGACGGTCGATGCTGCACAACCTTTAGAAACTAAATTAAGTGTTGATGATAAATTTCACAGAACCTATACATCGACATTTCAAGTTATTGCAGATAAAGAAGAAGGTCCATTTAAGGTCGGAAGTGCTTCAGGGCTTCCTCTCTATGGAGCATCTTATGTTTGGTACAGTGGGTTTGATCTCTGGTCATTTGCTAGAGATTTTCAAGTAGAAAGAGTTGCAAGGATAAAAGATAAAGGAATAGAAAGAGCAAAGTGGATTGTAACTATTACATACACTTCACAGCCTTCTGATGGAAGTAATAATAATAAAACTCCAAGAGACAATCCTTTAGATGATCCTCCTGTTATTAGCGGTAGTTTTAATTCTTACACTTTCCCCGCTTATAGGGATAAAAATCAAGACTTAATATCAAACTCTGCCCGAGGTCCATATGTACCACCTCCTAACTCTACAGGAAGAATTGATACAGTAAAAATTTCTTACAATACTGCTAATATTGATTTACCTCTTAGATCAAAATACCTTAGTGAAGATTGTGTAAACTCTGATTCAATTTGGGGGCTGGATCCTAGACAAGCTAAAATAGTTAGATGGGATTATCAAATTCTTTATGCTGGAAATAATTTTTCATACATAAAAAATAATTTTGAATTTCATATTTCATTTAGATCTACTGTTAAAGATGTAGGGTTAGTTTGTACTGGCAAAAAATATGCTAACAAGTTTGGATGGTATACAGTTCTTCCTAATCGTGGTGAATATTATGTAGATGGAGGATTACCGGCAGAAGGAGATGATGGATTTACTGAAGAACAAAAATCCGATATAGCTCAACGAACTAAAAAGTTTATGGATGCTAACGATCAACCATTATCTGCTCCTGGTAAACTAGATTGTAGTGGTGATAGACTACCTTCTCAAAGTGATCCTCAAAAATGGAATATCTACGCAATAGAGCAAGAATTAGCATTTACTGCAATTCCTGGTATGCCTAATCCATTACCTATTCCAACACCGTAGGAGATACACTGTGTCAATGAAACAAGGAAGAAGTGTTTATCTAAGTGAATCTACGGCCAGAGATCTTCAAAATTTAAGTGGCAATCTTGAAAATTATGTTGAAGCAAGACTAGGAGCTGGAGAGTCTCAAAATCCTACAAGAGAAAAACAAATTAGAGTTGCTAAAATTGTTTCCAATGATTTTGCAGTTCCTAGTGGAAATAGTTGTAGATTTGAGATTCAATTTGGAACTCCTGATTTTGATAACACTACCGTAGGAGGTTCTGGAGAGTGTGTAGATTTTGAACCCTATAAAGGAAGTGCTGATACTATTTATAGGATTGCATCTTGTATACAGCCTTCTTCTTTTGATGAAGGAGATTTAGTCTATGTAGGACTGATGCACGGTAAATGGTATATTCTTCAAGGTGTAGGAGGTAATGCAAATGAAATAATTTTTGCCATTGATGAAGTTTATACCAGCGATGAGGGAGGCGAACACTGTGACGATAAGAAAAGAGATGCCAAAGAATTTTACAAGGCAAAAGTTTTACATCACAGTTGTGGATCTAATGTTCCTGGGATGGATGAAGAAGGATATGTAGAAGTACATGATGAGTTAGGATCTTTCTTAAAAGACAGAGAAGAATATGAAGTTGTAGGAAAAATTGGAGTTGCTCATTATTTTACAACCGATCCAGACGAAAGTTATTATGATGATGATTGTAAATGGATTATAACTTGGATAGATTGGTTTAGAGAGGTTCAGGTTATTACAAATGTAATTCTTACTGAAGATTCTTTAAAGTTTGAATTAAAGAATGTTCAAGTATGGGATGATTGCGAACTAGATCCTATTGAAATTCCTTTAATTGACTGTGAGTAACTCATGCAACTGATTCGATACGAAGGAGTTATTTTAGAAAGAGATGGAGCATTAGCTACTTCTTTATCTTGTTGTTGTGACCAGTGTGATTGTTGTAGAATACAAGATGCAGACCCATTAATTTTTTCTAGTTCATTTGCCCATAGTGGAAATTTTGGGGTCACTGGAGGAGTAGTTATTAGTTCCGAGCTTTCTACAGCTCCTTGTTCTAATAGGTCTATTCATTCACCTAATGTAACAGGTGGAGATGGGTATGAAAGAACTTGTAATGGTAGGATTGATTTTACTGCTAGGTTTACTAACGGAGCTTGTCAAAGAGAAGAAATAGTAGAAGGACATGCTTGTTTATACATTTTAGAATCTGAAAATAACGACGATAAAGGAAATTGTTGTTACTGGGAGGTTTTTGTTGAAGAACCTTATGATGAATGTTTAAGAGATGGATTTCCTGATTATGAGACACAACAACCGGCAGTTTTACCTGGTTGTAACGGTGCGGATGCTCCAGCCGATTGTCAATTTATAACCCCTTCAGATCCTTGTTTCGGATTTTGTACTGAAAATGGATGGGATGAAATAACTATAGCTACTAATGCTCCTGGAACTTGTAATTGTGAAGTTTACTATTTAGATATTAATAGAGACGATGGATCTGAACCACCTCCTGCAATCTCAACACCTTAATAAAAGATTTATATGTATAAGACTATCCGCCAAGCAAGATCTAGAGGACTCAGAATAGTAAAAGGAAGAACTTCTACTGAAATAGGAGCAAAACCTATAGAGTCTCTTACAGAAGAAAATATTAAATGGTTAAAAGAGAATAAAAAACTTTTACATTTAGAATTAAATGTATCAATAGGAACTACTCTGGGAAAAATTATTAAATTTATTATTCCTAATAAACTTTTAAAACAAGTTGAATTATTAGAATGTGGCTGTGATAAATACGAAAGAAGAATGGATAGATGGGGATTTGATGCTTGTTTAGCTAAAATTCCTGTCATTCTTAGAAGGCTTAGACAACAATCAAGAAGAATGGGAACTGTGGGCAAAATCCTTCAGTGGGTTCCTCGTCCTATTATTGACTTAGCATCCCTTCAGTTATTTTTTATTGCTTTTACTTGGGAAGGAATTAAATATCTGAAAAACAAAAGGAGCATTAATCGTGGCATGTTGCGGAAAGAAAAATAAAGAAGCTGCTATTAATATCCCACTAGAACCAACTCCAACTATTGCAAAGTTATCTACAGAAAACCCGATAGATTCTAGATCTAAAAAACATATAATCTACATAAAAGATTCAGATAAAATTAATGAGAGCGTGAGAGCAAGATCAGCATTATGCTCCATGTGTGTAGAAAATTTAAACGGAGTTTGTATTGAAAGTAGAGAAGAAACTACTGGAGGACACGCTACTGTTGAATCTTTAATTAATAATCAATCCACAGAATGTCCTAAGCATGTTTGGAAATCTAATAAAAATCAAACTAATGAAAAGAAATCTTGTACTCAATGTGGAAGAATACATACCTATGGAGCTGATATCTGTAAAGTTTGTGTTCAAACTTTAGAAAGAAAAAGAAGAAATTTAGAAAGAGGGATAGGAAGTAAGCCGAACTTACTGGCACACACTAGAGCAAGAAAAGAGATACCTGAAAACATAGATTACACAATAAGACAAGATCCATTTGTTAATCCAGTTGTAAAGAATCTACATTTCTTTATCTATCCAAAATATGAAATCTCTACTGTATTTCACTTAGAAAAATTAAAAGAGAGTATTGATACGTTTAATGGTAAAATAATTTTTTGTATAGCTATAGACGACGATACAGTTCAAGATAAATTTTTAAGTGAATTTAATAATTTATTCACTGATATTTATATGGTTTCTAATAATCCTAAAAAGAGAGAAAGAGCAGGATTTATTCCTTCATTAGAAAAATTACAAACATTTAATAAAGACGAAGCAATTTGTTTTGCACACGGTAAAGGACAACAATATCATACAAAATCTTCTCCAGTGATTATGGATTGGACAAGTAGTATGTATGAAACCTGTGTGAATAATTGGGACAATGTAAAATATTTTATGGAAAAAGGTTATCCTGCGGTTGGATCTT